GATACGATAAGCGTGCGCGGACCTGCATCGTTTACTGCACAAGAATTTACCTCAACTACGACCACGCAAGATGCTACAGAATCAAGCAGAAACCTTACGCTTGAAAAGCATTTTGACGTTACGTTTGCGGTGACCTCAAAGCAGTGGACGCTTGAACTTGAAAACTTCCGTCAGCAATTGTTGGAACCTGCTGTTTCTGCTATCGCGCAGAGTATCGACGCTTATATCCTCGGGAAGGCAAACCAGATTCCAAACTTTGTTGGCACGGCAGGCGACCCACCCGATTCATTAGCTGATATGGTTGCTGTAGTCAAGAAAATGGATGATTTGAAGGTTCCGACCCGTGGCCGTATAGCTATCCTTGACAGCCAAGCCAAAGCAGATATGCTTGGAAACGTGACGCAGGTTCTACAGGCCGATCAGCGTGGTGATGGTGGTGCCGCAATTCGCGAAGCCAGCATGGGTCGTATTCTCGGCACTGATTTCTACATGGATCAAAACATTGCGTCGCACGACACGAACGGTCCGGCTTCTTATCTTATCAATAATGGGAGTGGGATTGCGGCAGGTGTGGCAACGCTTACGGTTGATGGTGGAAGTAATACCATTAAAGTTGGCGACGTTTTCACGGTCGCAGGTGATACGAAACAGCACGTTGTGTTGGCGACGAATGGTTCGACTTCAATCACGATTGAAGAAACGGGTCTTGGCGCGGCAGTAGCTGACAATGCCGCACTGACGTTTGAAACGACCGATCACGTTATGAACATTGCCGGTCACCCCAACGGTCTCACGTATGCCGCTGTGCCTTTGGAATTGCCTTCTGGCGCGGCACGTGCGGAATATATCGCTGACCGTGGTTTGGGTCTGCGTATAGTGTTTGATTATGACGGATCGACCAAGACCGACACGATTAGCATTGATGTCCTATGTGGCGCAAAGGTTATACAGGGCGACTTGCTGACTCGCGTTTTGGGTTAATTTTTATTACTATAAGGGGGGAGGGGATAATCCCCTCCCCCCTTTTTTTAAACAGGTAAAAAATGGTAAAAACACTGTACAAAGGCAAAGAAACGGTCGTCGTAGATGAGGGCAGTAGCGCAGAAGAGCATTGGAAAAACGAAGGATATAAAGAAGAAAAACCGACGCCAAGAAAAAAGGCGCAACCAAAAAAAATAGAAGAAACGTCAACTGAGGAATAGAAATGGCCTTAATTGTCGAAGACGGGTCTGTGGTTACAGGAGCAGACAGCTACATATCTGTGGTTGATGCAACAACATATTTTGATAATCATAGCGGACCGACAACATGGACAAGTGCAACAACCGCAAAAAAAGAAGGTGCGTTGCGATACGCGACCACTTCAGTTGATGGAATGTTTACATTTACGGGTGAGGTTTTTAGCCTTACTCAACCTTTGGCTTGGCCACGCTCAGACGCAACGGATAACGAAGATAGGACAATAGCCACGGATAGCGTACCGCAAAGAGTAAGGGACGCAACTTGCGAACTTGCTTTATTGCACCTTACAAAACCGCTGAACCAAAATTACGACCGTGGCGGCGAAACCAAAATTGAAGAAGTCGGACCGATAAAAGTAGAATACTTTTCAAACGCTTCTGTTGAACCTTTTATCCCTATGATTGTTCGTATAATCGGCGGTCTTGGAACGTTGCGCAGTACAATGTCGGGTGAGATAGAAAGAGCGTAAATATGAGTAATGCGGCAAAAGCTGATCTTGCAAAACGCTTACTTGAAACGCACGGTGTGAGCTACGATATAAACAGGCAAACCCAAACCCCAACAACAGCAACCCCGTGGAAAGTTCAAAGCACAGCTACAAGCAACCGTTCTGTGTTCGGCATTTTAGACGACTTCAAACAATCCCAACGCGATGGGGTAGTCGTTAAAAACACCGATAGACGATACCTTGTTGCCGCAAAAGGCGATGACGGTGATTTTGTCCCTGCCGTCGGCGATCAGTTTGTTGACGATACAGACAAATTAGAAATAATAAACGTGCAAATCGTAAGAGCAGGTGCATCGGATGTGTTATATTCTCTACATGTGCGCGTATAATGTCTAATAAGAAAAATGCTGATAAGTTTTCCGTTGAATTGGATCAAGTTTTTGACCAATTAAAAACAGATACGCAAACGTTCAAACGTGTTTTTGCTCTTAATTTACTGTCGCGTATAGTTTACCGGACACCCGTTGATACGGGTCGAGCAAGGGCTAACTGGCAGGTTTCAAATGTTAGTGCAAACACAAACGAGCGTAAGCGATTTAAGAAAAATCAACCGGATTCCGTAGCAAGAGATACGGTTGCGCGTGGACAAAAAAACATTGATAAAAATAAAGAAGGCCAGAGTATTTTTATTGCAAACAACCTGCCATATATCCAACGATTAGAGTCCGGAACGTGGAGCAAACAAGCCCCGCAAGGCATGGTTGCGATTTCAATTGAAGAAGAAGCAACGGCGATTGGTTTAAAGTAAAATGTCTTTATCAACAACATACGATACCATACTTACGCGATTCAAAGCGCAGATGGACACGTTGCGGCCACTTGTTCCAATAGCTTGGCCGAATATGCCATTTGACCCGTTGACAGACTTCAACAGTGCAACGCATCAAGGTTGGGCAAGGATTGCTATACAAGCGGGCGAGCAGAATCAAGCAAGCATTGGCGGTACGAGCAACCGCAGATGGCGGCAAGTAGGAATTATACTTGTCCAAGTTTTCACACCTACAGATGTCGGTGCAAATACGGCAATTGCAATAGCTGACGACGTTGGCACTGCGTTGCGTGGTGTAACTATTTCGGGCGTGGTGTTTAAAGCATCAAGCGTAATACCAATCGGGCGCGAAGATGATGAACCGTTTTATCAAGTGAACATTCAAACTCCGTTTCGCTATGATTTGATGGCGTAACGGGAAGGCAAATCAAAATGGCAGACAGTAATCAGGTACAGGTTTCCACGACAAGGGAAACCACTTGGGGTACAACTCCCGGAAACGACTTTCTGGCCATGCCCATTACAAGTGGGTCTATGGCGTATGGATTGGAAAGCGTGCGTTCGCAAACCGTACGATCGGATGCGCAACTTTCAGACAGTAAGCGCGTTGGGATTACCCCGACAGCAAGTTTTGATTTTGAACTAACAGCACAAACATACGACGATTTTATGCGTTCAGCTATACGTTCGGACGCAGATTGGTCAACCGCCACAAATGTTTCCGGTGCGGCCGACGTTGGTGCAAGTTCGACCGGCTCACCCGTAGTAAATAAATTTACGTCATCAAGCACAAATTTTACGACTAAAAACATTGGCGTAGGCCAGTGGATTTACGTAACGGGTTTTGCCAATCCCGCAAACAACGGTTGGTTTAAAGTCCTCACCGTGAGTTCAACTGAGGTAGTTGTCAATTCTTCTACGCTTGTCACAGAAGCGGCACCGGGAGGGATTAGTATTGTCGGCCAGTACATTTTCGGTGGGAGTACGGAACACAGCTATTCTATACAGCAACAATACCAAGACTTGTCAAATAAATACCACTTAATGACGGGGGCAAGAATAAACAGTTTCAGCTTGTCACAGACCCCGAACGGTATTATCACGGGCAGTCTTGGGTTTGACGGGAAAAACCGTGCGCAAGCAACAAGCAAAGCGGGAAGTCAAACGGTCACTGCGGCCGCATCGGAAGATGTTTCAAGCGAAGTAAGCGGTTTCGGTTCGTTGTGGATAAACAACAGCGTTGTTTCTTATGACATTATGGAACTGTCGCTTAATATTTCAATACCGAACCGACCAGCGAAAGGGTTGGGCTCTTTACAGCGTACTCGCATGCCACAGGGAAGTCCAGAAATTACTGGTTCTATGTCTGTATATCTGGACGGCACTACTTGGGCATTAGATACAGCGTTTGAAGCATTTACAAAACAAATGATGGCGTTCAGTTTAGATATGCAAAACAGCGATAGGTATTTGTTTAACTTACCACAGATTGTTTTCACTTCTGAACCTGCAACGAATCCGGGACTTGATGGCGATATTATGCTTACGTTTGATTTCGCCGCAGAACCTGCAGGGTCGCATGGCAGTGGTGGCGATGAAAAAACGATCGTCATTTCACGGACGCAAACGTAATCCAGATACCCAACATTTAATATCTGGCCAGAGGTGGGTGCGACCGTTGGGGGTTGCACCCATCAACCATTCCCAACAATGGAGAAACGAAAATGGATTTAGCAAAGCACTACCGCACTGACGAAAACAGCGAAGCCGATGGCGTTTGGGTCGATTGGGGCGAGGAAACAAAACTCAAAATCGCACGCATCGGCAACACGCACTACCAGAAAAGGTTTCAAGCTTTATTAAAGCCACACCGACACCTGCGCGACCGTGGTTTATTACCCGATGAAGTGCAGACGGAAATACTCAACAAATGTATTGCAGAAACGATTTTATTGGGTTGGGAAGGCGTCGAGTATGAAGGCGAAAAGCTAAAATACAGCGCGGAAAACGCATTAAAACTTATCAGCGAGCTTAAAGATTTTCGGGAAGATGTACTTACCGTTGCAGGTGAGCAAGCGATATACAGACAAGCAGAAGTCGAGGATAGCTCAAAAAACTCTGCGAAGTCGTCAGATGGCAAATAAAATGGGGCAAGCACGCAGATCGGCTTGAAAAAAAATTAAAGCAGAACAAACAAACAAAAGCCGATAAAATACTGCAAAGCAAACCCGAGCCATTTAGCGATAATGTTTGGATTCTGCAAGCGTTTTATTTGTTGTCTGGAAGTAGGAATTATATAAGCGGTGGTCTTGGCGGTGCATACCCGCAAGCTATACCAATAGATGCAATATTAACATACGCAAACATATACGGACCGCACGATTTAGAAGATTTTGAACGGTTTCATCAAGTAATTACAGCAGTTGATAAAGTGTACGTAGAAGAACAGATAAATACGCTGAACCAACAAGCAAATAAAAAGAGCAAATAAAATGGTAGCGGTTACGGGAATTGCGATTGAGCTACAAGACAGAACCAAACAAAGCGCAAAAAGCGTAGAGCGTAGCTTAAAAAGTATAAAAAAAGCCGCAAAAGAAACAGCGGTTGAAACCGATAAGCTGACATCTGAATTTGACGGTTTAAAAGATGAATTCAAAAAGACGGGAACAAGCGCAAACAAAACGGCGAAGGCATTTAAAAACTTCGATGAGCAACAAAGAAAATTAAAAAAGAATACAAACGATTTGCAGGGTAACGTTAACAAACTCCGTGCGGCGTTTGGGCTTCTTGCTACTTCTGTTATCGTTAAACAATTTGGGGATTTATTAGACGTATCAACGCAAATAAATAATAGACTTAAACTTGTCACCGATGGAACTTTTGCACTGGGTCTTGCACAAGAGCAATTATTTAAGGTGTCGCAAGATAGCAGGGTTGGGTTTGAACAAACAGCGGATTTATATGCAAGGTTGGCGCGTTCTACAGAAGATTTAGGTTTAACGCAAAAGGAACTTGTAGACGTAACAGAAACAATATCACAAGCCATAACAATTTCTGGCGCGTCGGCAGAATCAGCAAATGCCGCATTAATCCAGTTGGGGCAGGGTATTGCTTCTGGGACGTTGCGGGGCGATGAACTTAATTCTGTGTTAGAGCAAACGCCACGACTTGCAGAAGCAATTGCAGACGGTATTGGCGTAGGTATAGGTCAGTTGAGAGAATTAGGTTCGGAAGGAAAAATAACAAGCGAAACAATCATAACAGCAATACAATCGCAACAAGGTGCAGTAAGAACAGAATTCGGTCAAACGTCTGCGACTTTGAGTCAATCATTTACAACCATTAACAATAGTTTGACCAAATTTGTACTTGAACTGGATAAAGCATCAAAAATAAGCGAAACGCTTGCAGGCGTATTAATCCAAGCATCTGAAGCGATTGACGAACTTACAAACGAAAAAAGCCAAACACGCGCAAATATTAGTGCAATAGACACATTATTGACCGATATACCTCTATTTGAACTTTCACGAATATTTACAGCCGCATCTAACCCTAATGTTGCAAATATCGACGTAAACGCAACAACTGACCCTGTTACATTGATTTTTCGTGCTTTGAATGATTTGTTTTTTAAAGAAAGTGAGAAATCAACTAACCTTCTTGAACAGTATATAACAACCATTGAAAAAGAACAAGAAACGCGCAAACAAGCGCAACAAGACTTCAACCGTCTGACGTTTGAACTTGAACAAGAATTCATAGAATTAGACAGAGCAACAGCAAAAGGTTTAGATGATATATTAGACACAATCGGAGAAAAGGTTGATGATTTAGATATACTGCCAACAAGATATAGAGCGGCAGGTTATCAGCCGCGAGGTAATAAGATAGGCGATCTAACACAACCAAACTTTAAAAAGTTTGAAGTCGATGAAAGCGTATTGGGGTTTGCTGACGTAGTTGCTGAAGTAGACGCAGTAATAAACGATTTGAACGGTGGGTTTGATGGGCTATTACAAATACTTAGCAAGACAAACCCAGAACTTTCAAAAACAGTAGGGTCATTTAGAAATATATTTTCTTCTGCTGTGCAGGGCGATTATATAACGGCAACAGCAAATTATTTCGTTTTGTTGTCAGATGTTTTGTTTGATACGGGGAACGAAAGCGACAAATTAGCTCAACGCATGCAGATTTTGAGCGAGCAACTTAGAAGAGCAAACGAAGCGGCAGGTGAGGCCACAACTGCAAGACTTGCCAACCTCCCGCAATTTGCTGAAGTGCGTGAAAGTCTGTTAAAACCATTTGAAGATTTATACGACATTATACGGGAAAGAACATTTGAACCGCAAAGTTTAGCTAATATTGCCGATTTTTATCAAATCGACTTGGAACAGGCAGAAATCCAAGCGGAGATAGAAACGCTTGATCAATTTTTTAGAAGCATCGTGGGTGGGTTCACGGGCATAAGCGAAGAATTTCAACGTGCGTTGCAAATGAGTGGAATCACCGAAGAAAATATTTCACAATACCAGATGCGTATAAGAGATATTTTTTTTGGTGGTGGCAACAACGAAATTGTATTTGAAGAGCTTGGCAGAGCCGCACTTGCGGCCAAAGATGAATTTCAAGGGTTATCAGATTCGCTAAATAATTCAGCGCGTGAAGCGCGCAATTTAAATACAGCCGAACAGGCAGTAACAAGATTGAGGGTGAATGCGCAAGAAATTGCACTGCGCACACAATTATCGGAAGCGTTTAAATTAGCAGGTGGAGACGTAT